CGACACCTGGCGCAGCTCTCTAGCCCGAGCTGCCAAGGGTGCGAACTTTATCTGGCTGGACGTCGCAGCCACACGCGAAGAGGATCTTGAATTGGTTCTCGCCGCCCAACTGGTTTGCGCGCACCCCAACACAGTTGCCGACCCACTCTCTGCTGGTGTTTTGCGCATGCTGCCTTCTCTGGGCAATGTGGAGATCTTGGTCCGCGGTGGACAACCTGCGATCCCCTCCGAGACCTCCATCCGACACATAGCCATACTTGGGTTGATATCGCATGTGATTGAACTGTGGGGTGTCGCAAAAGAAATGACACTAGCACTTGAGCAGGCAGCTGTTTTCATCTACCGACCGACAGAGAGAGGACTCTTCTCGAGCCCCTCTCGTGGGTGCGTTGCGGGGGTGAAAGAACCGCAGTTCTTCATGGCTGCACTTAACAGCTCGGCCCTGGTCCTGGGGCCTCTCGGCGCCCACGTACCTGAAAGTCTTGACGATGAGCGGACTGGCAAGCTTTTCCAGCCGCCGATCCCCGAGGTCATGCTCTTGCAGGGTGCAGTCCAGTATGGCGCTTGGGAGGCCGCACTGGGAGTCTGCCTTGCACGTACCGGCTTAGGAACAGTAGCCGCCCTTGGCCTACACCCAAGCCCCAATGTGACCCGAGCACTCTACACCCTGCTCCGCAATAGTGGCCGCGGCGGGGGCTTTTCAGGTGCAGCATTCGACTTAGCCTCACAGGCCTTGAGTCTTAAGCTCCCCCTTGTACTTCAGAGCGTTTCACTCACTTCACTGAGGACCCCAACCGCCCTCAATGCCATGCTAGGCTTGCAGGGAACAGTGCAGTGGGAAGAACTGATCCCCTTCACGAATACACTCCCTGAGGAGTGCGGATTTTTTGGGATCCAGCGAGCTCCGGTGCCAAGTGATCATCTCCCCAGCAGCATCTGGGTCTCACCGCACTTAATTACCAACTCCAAGACCATGAGTGCTGGGCTGTATTGGGCAGCACAATTCAGCAATGTGAAGATGGGAGTGCGCATTACGAACTTCAAAGAGGGGTCTGCCAGGGTCGTCCCAATCACCCCAAGGCTCAACTACCGTGGAAGGGTGAAAGATGGGCAGTTCTGTCTTCAGCAAGTGCTCGACAATGTGAAACTGCAGACTGTCATAAAAGTGGACAGCGGCAAGGATGCTTATCATGTACAGAACTACCACAAGTACTGGAACTCAACTACCTGGGA